AAATTTATGCAGTTATTATTTTTAAAAAAAAATAATTTTTGATGAATTATGCTCTGAACCGACTTTTCCGAAAAAGGAAAAAAAAAGTCCGCCAAGAAAATCGAAAATGGACATTTATAAAATGTCCAAAATGAAAAATTTCAGAATACTTTCCCAAACTACTTTTTTATAAGACCACTTTTCTTGGAATATTAATATATATAAATTTTATAATTCTTCCATGTTAATACAGCATTTACCACCGAATATGGTAACCGGTTCTTTAACTTCAGCTTCCTCCTCCGCTGCATCAGGAATCATCTTGGGTTCAAAAGCCCACAACCATGTTTTATCCGCCGTCCAATCTACGCTCATACCACTGTATTTCTTACTGTCAATACACCGAATACGGTAATTACATTTCTTGTAGTATCGCTTCCGCTGTTTCCACTGATTCTGGAAAATGTCGTGGGAATCCACAATGTCCACAATAACAGGGTTCTCATGTTTCGCGCGCAGAATGCGTCCTACAGACTGGGTAATGTCGGTCTTGGGTGTGGCCATGACCAGAGTGCTCAGCGTTTTAATGTCCAATGCTTCAGCTGCCATGGCAAAAGTGGCGAGAACAATCTGTTTGGATTCCGTTTCTTTGAGCGCGGCCTGTTTCATACCTCCCACATAGAAACCAGTGGTAGCGAATCCGCGGTGTACAATGGCGTCGTGTAAGTAAGTTAGGAGTGACCTATTATGTACCAATACCATGATCTGTTTTTCGGGATGTTCTTCGATCAAATCTTGCAACACACGAACCACAAAATCCTTGCGTGGTCCGAACTCGCATAATTTGCTAATCATGGTGCTATATTTGGGTTTACCACGGAAATCCGTTTCGGTTTCACAGAAAGCAGGGTCGTTGCTGATGAATTCAATACCACGCACACAGACAGGGTCGTCTTGCTTGCGCTCACTCGAAAATATTATCTTACCAATGAACATATAGAGAAGTTTGGTTAATTTGTCTTTGCGTTCTACTGTAGCAGAAATGCCCAACATATATGGTGTAATACATTTCAACAATGTCTTTGAAAATTCCTCACTGCCAATTCGATGTACTTCGTCAATGATGGTGAGACCAAATTGTGAATGTACTTCCGGTGGAAAGGTACGGTTATACATGGTCTGAATCATAGCAATTACAATGTCCTTGTTTTCAATGTCCATCACTTGCGCTTGGATTTTACCGACTCGTGCTGAGGGCATGTATTCTTCGATTCTTTCAATCCATTGATTCATAAGAAATTCTTTGTGAACCAGAATCATTGTTTTCTTACCTAAGTTTGCAGCGATTTTTAGTGCCATCACGGTATTATGAGTAACTGTAAAATCACCCAATACAAATCGGCGATTTCCGTCAATTTCAAAACCATAATAATCGTCTACTTCCAATTTTTGTAAATCAAAACTATATTTTAACACATTCGATTCCGAATCAGCTTCGCTGATTCTTGCATCGGATATCGAATTCAAATCCGCACCGCTACGCGGTGCTGCCTTGAATTCTCCATCTTGTGGAGTGATTCTTTTTCCACATTTTTTGCGTGGGCATAAAACGGGTATTTCATCCAATCCAATACCTCCAATATTGGTTGTAAAATATGTCCCCTCTTTCGGTGTTTTAACGCCATCGGTATAACTGTTATAACATTTTTTCATTATTTTCCTTTTATGTGCACAAAATCCAAGAGACCTGCATAAATAAACAATATCATCAAGTAGTTTTTCATTTTTCTGTGTAATTTCATAACAATTTTTTCCCGTATAATAGCCATCAGAATCGAGGATTCCTGCCAATAACGCCATTTGATTTTCACGGGAATTACATAAATAATGATGTGGTATATGTTTATTTTTTATTAAATTATATTGTCTCAGAAAATTTAATAAAATATTACTTTGATTAAATGTTTTTGGGTCGATAGAATTGATACGATAATCATATTGATATCCTGTATATTTCAAATACAAGGTTGTATGTTTAGTTTTAAAACAGTCTACCATATATTTTATTACAGACGATTCTTGTGTTGTAATGCAAGGTCCATTGGAGTGTCCGTCACCTAACCAATACCCGAATAAATATGGGTCAATTTCAATCTGTTTTTTATTAAAAGTAATCGGAACACGATACCCAGACAACAATCTACCACCATTAGTTCCCTTTTCGAAGTGTTCGGCTTTGCCGATTCTAGTAACTAATCTCGGAAAATCTTCGACTTCGTCTACGATTTTCGCTCCAGTTGTGATGCTTGTATAACTTTTGGGTAGATTCAAATAATCCAACACCGAAATATCCAAAATGTCATTTTTTCTTTTGATTTTACTTAAATTTATGTTATATTTTAAAGATAATATATGACTTTCATTCACAATATATCCGTCGCCTTTTTTAGGTTGAACTTTGTACATTATTTCACGACCCCGTGCCAACGATAAAACTTTTCGAGGTGTTGAATCATCACCCATAATTTGTTCTCCTACCTCAATATCTTGTACTAACTTAATAGTACCGTCATACATCAAAATAGGCATATCTTTACCCAAACATTTTCCAGCACCAGTATACACCTGCAGAATACCACCTGAACCCCGACCATCGGCTGTATTCGTAACTGTCGAAATATAAGTATCCACAATTTTCTCTTGATAATCACGCAACGGTTTTACAAAGGGTACTTGAACGTCCATTCCAGGGTCGATTTCGGAGAGCGCAGGTAGTCCGTAGCGTTCAACACCGTAAAACCGAGGCAAATAAATTTTTTTGTCATTTTCTCTGTAGACAGGGAATGCAGCTTCATCACCTGCGGGCACACCGTAACCACAACCAGGAACAAATGGTTTCAAAACTAGGTCTGTTTTAAGGAATTCCAATTCCTCGACACTCAGTACATCTTTGGGAACAGTATACCCCTTTTTTCCCAAATACGATTTTTCACATATGATATTGCGTAATTCATCTGTTATAATTCCAGGTTGGACCACGATTCGCTTTGATGCCAATTTTTTAGGAATATTACGAGACTTCATATATCAATAGGTTTACTTATTCATATATGCTGTATTATTTATATCAATTTTATTTACTTTACACGGGATGTTCCACTTCTTGAATGCCTTCTTTTTGGAAGAATTTAATCATGAATTTATCCAAAGTGTAAATATGAACGCCATATTCTTTAGCAGCTAGCCATTTACCTGTCTGTTCTTCTTCGGATTTTACCACGAGTGCAGCGGTTTTTTTGCTGACTGAACTACCCAATTTGGCACCCACATATTTTAATTTGTTCTCCAATTCTTTGTTTTTGTCGGTGAATCCACTAATAACCACAGATTTACCGTAGAGTAGATGGGAAGCATCGATGTCTTTGGGTTTCACAAACATATTATAGATGGTACTGAGTATGCCCGTTTGTGCGGGTTCATCATTGGGTAATGTAAGTTGTTCAGGTTGCACAGGATTTGTCGGTTGTTCTGCAATAACCGATATTTTTTGTACCAATTTTTCTTCGAGACCACATTCACGCACGAAATCGAAAAACTGAGGAATACGGTCCACAAAATCCTGTGCGGATGCCCGTGACATGCCGCTAATCTCAGCAATTTTACCCATATTGCGTTCTTCCTCTTTCAATACGGAAGGATATGACTCCATAATTAATTCGATTTTTTTGTTACCAAATCCGCGACCAAATTTATGAGAAGCCACCATCAAATCTACAACAGATGCTCGATCAATGGCAATATGAATATTTTCTTGTAATTTTTGAGCGGTTCTCAATTGAAACCCGCCCACCTTCAAGAAGTCTTCTTCAGTCATGTGTATTATTTTGGGAATACTATCAAACCCGGCATTCATCATTTTCTTTACATTACCTGGTCCAATACCATCTACAGATAATGTCTTAAAAAAAGCTGTAATGATCTTTTCATGAACGCCTTCGTCATCATCAATGTTATCCAACAAAATATCAACACGTGTATCGTTCCAATGATAGGGTACCGTAGGCATCATGGTATGCTCGGCTGGTGCCATTACTTCTTTAATATAAGGTATAACATCTCCAGAACGAATAATCTTAACGATAGCACCAACCCCGATGCGGTTTTTACTAATGAATTCGCCGTTAAATCCTGTAGCATATTCGATAGTAACCCCGCCCAAATGGATGGGGTCCAAACGAACCCGAGGTTTCAAATATCCGTCTATGGACGCATTCCATTCTACTCCAACAACATGAGTTTCTGCGATTTGATCCGATAAAACCATTTTAAAAGCGAAACTATGTTCAGGATTACCAGAAACACGAGGATAAATACGGTCATTTGACACGATAATACCGTCAATATCATACATATTATTTTGACGCCAATCTTGTAATATAGACGACAAGAATTCGTTGGAAATTTCAGAAAAGGAGCTGTTTTGTACGACTGTCACATTCATGGTAGATAACAAAGACATTTGTGCGGAGGGTTGTAATTGGTCGGGTTTAATAACTTCATAGGCGACAAAATCCACATCGGAAATTCTTTTGTCCATGGTCTTTGAGTTGGCAATACCGGCGACCAAATTACGTGCATTGGCATAGGTTTTTTCGTATTTTTGTTTGAACACATCCTTTTTAATAACGAATTCACCGCGAATTACAATGTTGTTGTCTTTGGGTAATTTCAAAAAAGGAATCAAATAAGAAATGTCTTGACCGACTTTACCGTCGCCACGAGTATACAATTTGGGTACATCGCCTTCGGTAGTGTAAAGACCAGACACACCGTCAAGTTTGCACGATACTACATAAGGTCCTGTATATTTTTTCTTCCATTCATCCAATGTGTTGGTATCTGGTTTGATTTTATCCATAGACCACATTTCGTAAGGTAAAAATGCTTTATTTTTTTCTACAGTTGCACCGACATTTACGAGAGCACTGTTTTTTGGGAAGCGTTTTTGAATATATTCGTGTAAAATATCGTATTGAGCGTCGGACATGATAGGAGCACCTTTGCAATGGAAAGCTGAATTTGCTGCTTCCAGTAATGCAGTTAAAGCTGGTTCATCCATGGCTTCTAACACTTGAATGCCTTTCATTTTGTAATTGCTGATATTTTGTAGGGTTTCTTTTTTGGTTAGTTTACAAACATTTTTGTTTCCGTGTGATGTAGCCTTGGATGGTGCTGGAGGTTCCTCATCTAAAATTACAAGTACGGGCGGTTTTGAATGACCTTGTAAATCATCAACTTTAGGTGAGCGTTTTTTGGTGATTCTTCGCTTTTTTTCTGGAACCAATATGGTAGATTCAATGGCTTCCTCTGCAACCACAGGTTCTGGTGCAACCACAGGTTCTGGTGCAACCACAGGTTCTGGTGCAACCACAGGTTCTGGTGCAACCACAG